CTCGGCCAGGAAGTCGCCTTCCAAGCCGAGTCCCCCACTCGCCCCAAAGCCACAAGCTCCCATGATTCCAATGTCATGGTCACGGTTTGTGGCAATGGCTAAACGCCGCTCACTAGAGCGAGTGGCGTTTGCGAGTGCCCGCAGGTTGATCCAAGAAGTGGAATCTGCGGGAAGAGGAGGAGTCAAGAAGGACCGGATGCTGACAGTGTCTCGACACTGGGACGCAATCAGAGCCGGTTACGTGCTTGAGAATGGGGACCCGATGGTCTCGGGCCCTCGTTCACAAGCAATAGTAACAGGACTGATTCGTCTCATGACGGCATCCATCCGGGAGGGTGCGCAGCCCATAAAGGCAGCCACGCATTCCTGGAGATCGCGCGCGTTAACCACGCAGTCCAACGAGAAAGCGGCAGAGAAGAGTTTCCTCTCCTCTACGCTCGCCCGAAGTATTGCTTGGCCAGTCCGCGCGAAGGTCCTTCAAAGACATGTGGAGGAGGCGAAGGGTAGATGGCAACAGGTTAAGAAGGTCGACAAAAGTCTCTATCCAAGGATCGAGCTATATATCAACCAACTGCCCCTGAAGCCATTCACCGATGAAGTGAGTCCGCCGTGGCCGTTGCCAAACGATCACGCTTGCCTATCCCATTCCAAAAAGGAAGGGGGGTCGGCTCGCGCTCTCGTCGAGCTCGAGACACGGCTAAAACTCGAGTCTCTGGACTATCTGTTTACAGGAATCCAGACACCGACCTGGGTTGAATCCGTTACCGGAATCTTCCCGGCCGAGAGGGTGGAGGGACTCTTCGACGACTTTGACGCGGTCGCGGACATCACGGAGGGCAAACCCCGTGAGCCCGACTACGCCGCTGTCGCCGGCGAGTACCTCACCCGGACTCGTTGCCACATGAAGCCACTGCCGATCACCGAGATGGGCGGCAAGGTCCGTGTGGTAACACTTCATCCCGCTGAAGAAGTTACGGTAGCAAGGAGGATTACTCAGCTATGGCTATCCCGCCTAGCTTCGATCACCACCTCCCGAGCAATGCTTCGAGGCGAAGTCGTGGAACTGGAGGCGCGTGGTCCTAACCACGCGGTCTACAGCGCCGACCTCTCCGCGGCCACGGACCACATCGATCACGACCTTGCCCAACATGTTGCAGTTTGCTTATGCAACAAAATTGGCAGGCCCCACGATGTGGAACTCGTGACCAAGCTGCTCGGGCCCAGGGAAGAACCCGACACCACGTGTGGAATACACATGGGGCTGGGTCCCACCTGGGTGATACTTTCACTTCTCAACGGTTTCGCGGCGTGGAACGCAGGGGCGTCGAAGACGACCTACCGTGTTTGTGGCGACGATCTGGTGGCCTGCTGGGATAAGCAGACCACTAACGCCTATGTCCACACCCTTGAAAGGTTACAACTCGTGGTAAACCACAAGAAGTCCTTTGTTGGGAAACGCGGTGTCTTCTGCGAGAGACTTGTCCGCCGAATCCCCGGTGAGGAGACCAAGTACAGAGCCTACGAAGTAGGACATCTGTCCGAGATCACCGCCGGAAAATTCATTGGTCACTTCTCCCGCAACGCCCTCGCGATCGCCGACCACCTTCGGGACTGTAAGGTCCTGAAGTCGGTCTGCGACCGAGCCCGGCGAAGGCTCGTTCCACGCACTCGTACACCAGGGAGGGTGCGGAACGGGGGGAACGGATGGGGAAGTCTGACGGACAGAGGACTCTTACGGGTCCTCCGTTCGAAACCTTCCTTGACCATCACTCCCCACGACTACACTCCTCTGGAGGGGATCGCGGAGATGGCTCCTCAGCGAAAGGGTCAGATTCCCTTTAGCCTCGCCATCATCCACTATACCGCGGCTCGCCAGCTGTCCCATAACTTGGCTGGCAAGCCCCTCCAGAGCCTCCCACTTGAGAAGGAAGCCTTCGTGGCCATCGGCAAGAACGACCGACGCCACGTTCGTAAGGCCACCCTTCTCAAGGCGGTGGACGACTCCTCCCTTCCGGCGCAAACCAAGAGGACCTTGCGGTACCTCTTGAGTCCACACCAGAAGCTCCCCGAGTCCAAGATCCGCCAGCGGTTGGAGAACGTCTCCACGAGACCGCCGCGCGAGCGTTTCGTCACGATTGAGGCCTTGGAAAGCCTCATCCGCGAGGAGACGAATCTGGACTTTGGCAGAAGAATAGCTTTTGGTGGTTGCAAAGCACCAGCCGCTACCCCTCCCGCAGTGTTACTCACACTGCGGAAGACCCAGGCCCTTTAGTGCCCGGG